ACTAATTGCTTTAGATCTAAGTTAGGATCCAACTGATGTTGTTTTCCTTTTAGATGAGGTGTTTTGTGGGAAAATTTTTGGTACTTCATTCAACTGGTTTTGATTTAGTCTCTTCACCTTTTGCTCTCTTTCTTCTCGCTGCACAATGAGCACGTTGAGAAAAACCTTTTGGGTTTGAGCAGTCAATACTCTTTTTATATTTATTAGACCACTCTTCTTGAAACTCTTTAAAGGTTTTCATCTTGTGGGATTTGCTGTTTAAGTAATTTTGCCAGTTCGGCAGTAGATCCTACAAATAAGGCATTATTTACAGTAGTTGGACCTTTTGCTTGTTTTTCTTCTTCTACATCTTTGAGTTTCTTTTGTAGATCCATCAATTTATCAGTTGCATCTGCAACATTTTTAATTAACTGACCAGCAACCTCATATGCCCTAGGCATTTCACTTTCTTGCGCTAATTCCAGAATTCCGTTGATAGCTTCTTGACCCTTTTCAATAATTGAATATAAATTCCCTCTTGTATATTCATAATCCTTTTTAATGTCATTAGAATTATCATCAATTGATATGTTTTGGGAATTTTTATTTTTTGTGATGTCTACGACCTCAGAATTAATATTCAATGCATCATCAATATCTTTAAATTTATCACTCATAGCTTTCATACAAAATTATTGGAGTAAACTTGGATCAATATCAGTTCCTGAGTCTGGATTGTAAATTTTCCCATCATCAAAGAATGATGCTGATCCACTAAATCCAAAGTCATCTCCAGCTTCTATCAACAGATCATCCGAAGAATCGACTAGATAAACTTCCTCCCCAGATGTATGAGATGTTGGAGTTGTCCCTTCATATCCCCTAATAACTTTTAGTGAGTTTCCTGAAACTTCTTGTACTTTTAGCAATTCTTCATTTACATATATTCTAGAACCACTGGAAAGAGAACTTGCATCATTAATAATAATATTTGTTGTATTACTATCTATAGAATTCGATAATGTAGTAAATGAATCTCCAGTATAATTTTTTGTCGCTGTTGGTGCGGCAATATAGCGGAAAGATCTTGGAGTGTATTGAGAAGTATCTGTATGCAAATCGACCTGGACTTTTTTGATAATTCCTGGAGTTGATCCAGTTGGAACTGGTCCATAAAGATATGTCTTTACATTAAATCTTAATGTATAAATTAAAACTCTTCTTGTATCATAATTCCCTTCATAATCATCTCTAATACTAATTCCTTCCAAAACTACAGGAATATCTTTCTTCTCATTAATACCATCAATTAAATTGACTGTAACATTGTATGCTGGTTGGAAATATGGTAATATTTGTTCTATAATTTGTAGTGCATCTTCATTTAGTTTTGTCATAATGTTTAGTTCAAAACCAACATTATATGGAACTGGCATAAAAACTTTTTTTACTTCCCTATTGTTAGTTTTATCTACTGCTTTAAATTCTTTAGTTACCGTCAGTTTTCTAGAATTATCATAATTAAATGAGGTCAATTCAAATGACATTCTGGGTAAAGTAATTCCTTTCTTACTTTCAATATCTGGTTGTTGCTCAATTCTAGCTAAAAACTTTTGGATTGGTGCATAAGCCAAAGGAACTTTTATTATACTTGTTGTATTATCGGAAGAATTTTTATGTCTTATTTCAACATCATTGAAAATAGTTCCGAATGCAATTACAGTTTTTCTAAAAATTTCGTGATAAAAATATGTTCCTAACATTTTGTTTATACCCCACCAAATGGATTTCTTTCAGTAAAATCTAAAATATCATCTGCAGCAAACTCTATTTCTTGATTTTCGTTATATTGATCTGTAGTATCTATATAGTCATTCAAAGAACCTAGGGTTAAATAAGTGGAACCAATTCCAACTATTTTTTCACCAACAGCAAATTTGCCCGTAATATTTGAAACTTTTAATGTTAAAGTTGGATTATTCCAACTCCTAACTCTAGCAGTTGCGCCACTTATGGATCCTGTTACTACATCATTTAGATTATATGTACCATCTGTAGATATTCCAAAACTCTCTGGTGTAGTTATAGTAAGAGTTGGTATAGTTGTATAACCAGATCCAGCATCAGTAAGTATAATTGAAGTAACTACCCCATCATTCAGTACAGCTACTCCAGTTGCTGTTGTTCCAACACCGGTGGGTCCGGAGAATGTAACTGTGGGTGCACCAACATATTCACTTCCACCGGAGGTTATTGTAATAACCCCAACAGTACCTTCTGCGATCGTACAAGTTGCAATAGCAACTTTTGTCATAGAATCGTCGCCACCAAAGAAAAGAATCTGTGGCGCTGATGAATATCCTGATCCAGGATCTTCTATCAAAACTCTATCAATATAGTATTTTCCATCAAAATTATTAGTAGAAGTAATTGCAACCGCTCTTGCTGTTGTTCCACCACTTACTTGGGGTGGAGAAATAATAACAGATGGAACTCCAGTATATGCATATCCAACAGATAGCATACTTATGGATCTTAGACCAGAATTAATTTGGACAGGTCCGGCAATAGCAGTAGCAGATGTACCAACACCAACTAAACTAAATGTTGCAATATAACCAAGATCGACTAATTCATCATCAATTTGATCAATACCAGTATCAATAATTTCGTCTTCGTATCTGAATAGTTCACATCTTAATTCATAAACATAATTTTTTTGCAGTTGATACCAAGGTTTATCTCTTTTTACATTTTTTATTTCAAATAAAACATCTCCAAGAGGAAAATATATTAAATCACCCTCTTTTGGTCTTGAAGTTAATTTAGTATTTGATTTAGATCTAATTAGTGGATCTATGTATGTTTCATATCTTTCTTGAGAAATTACAAGAACTATTTCATCCTTTGCTTGTATTCCAAATTTTGACAATTCGACTTCTTGCCCTTCCCAACCTTCGTAACTAGCAACATAGGCCTCAATTGGCAAGGCATCTTCAAAAGAAGAAACTATATTTTCTTTAATTATAGTATTTTCCCCAAGATATTTTCTTGGCATATAGTGGACATCTACGCCATACATTCTAATGGATTCATTTATCAAATCCTGCATCAAATTTTGTTCAGATTTTGAACCTTGGAGGAAAAATGGATTTAGCATAATTATCCAATCATATCCAATGGAGGTAATTCATAAGTATTGGACATTTTCTCCATTATTGTGTCTATTTCCTTTTGAGCATCATCATATATTTGTCTACCATTTAGTTCAACTCCACCGGGTAATTTCATTCCCTGGAACTTAATCAAGTTTTGACCCCACTGCCTCTTTATAAGTGCAGTCAAATATAGTTTTAAAAATGAATCATTCCAAACTCGTGTAAAATCGTTTGGATCTAAAGCTCTATAACAGTCAATTACAATATAATCTCCAGCATCAACACTAGACCAATCTATATCTAGATACAATCTATCCATTCTCTGATTAAACCTTATTTGTTTTTGGGTAGATAAAAGAAAATCAATATCTTCCAAATAAGATTTAACCATAGAGTAAGTTAAAAGTTCAGTAGATCCCCAGTAGTACACATCATTTAAAAATAATTGATATTTAATACTAAACATTCCACTACTTATACTATTTGATCCCTCAAATTGAAATATTTTACTAATTCCAATAATGGAGGGAGGAACTTGAAGATAATTACTATTTTCTTCAAAATTAAATTGAACGGAAGATCCATCAATAGTTGATGTTGCAGATGTTGTTGTGATTCCAACAGCTTGATTTGTTCCACCTCTGGCTCTTCCTCTATCAATATCAGATTGGGTTAATTGATATTTTAATAGAACCGGAGACACTCCATCAAAATGCCTTTCCTGGAAAAATTGAATAGCATCATCTACCAAATCATCAATTTGTTCATCCGCAACATTTATTTCTAAAACAGGATAACCAAGTTTTCTTTTGCAATAATCAACTAATTGTGATCTGGAAGAAGGTTGTGCCATTACTTATCTTCTACTAATTTGTAAATTAAGGACTTTAATTCTTTTAAATCATCTTTAATAGATTTAACTTCATCATTAATTAAATCTATTCTTTCTTTTTCTTTTAGTTTTTGTTCCTTCAACCTCATATATGAATTATAAGAACTTTTATCAGTATTTATGATTGCATTTGAATCAGAATCTCTATAGAGATTTTTTTTATCCTTGACTGGTATAAATTTCATAATTATGCTAAAGCAATAATTCTAAGATCTTTAATCTTAGGAACAAATGCTTGATTAGTAGAAGTAAATATTACTTTTACTGCATAAGCTCTAAATTCAGGAAGATTGTCAGCACTAAATTCATATTCAGAATATTCTGATTCGGAAGAATTGATTGGTACTACTGAATTTGGCAGCCCATCATTATTTCTAGCATCAACGACTTCGCCATTTTCATCCAAATTATTATATCCTGGGAATAATTCATAGTCTGGATTTGATGGTCCATCATTTCTAAAGATCTTATATAGTGCTCTTATTTCAGTTCCAGGAGGTCTATTTCCACTAAACATTAATTTGATAGATGTTGCTGGATTATCTAGAGATATTGCCCTAGAAACATATATTGCAGCATGAGGATCACTAAATGGAGACATTATATCTCCATTGTTAACAAAATCACTTACTGGATTGTTAATTCTGTTAGTTGTTAAAATAGCATTTACCCTATTAATATCAACTACTGGAGATATATCAACTTGATTTGTATTTAAATTGAGTTCTAAAGTAAATGATCTATTTCCTGGGAGATCATCCAAATATTGAAGTTCATTAACTCTTGATGCAATCATTCTTGGAGCATTAAATGTATTGTTTTCATTTAATACAATAGGTTCAAATCCATTATCTATGAATGATGTTTCAGGAACTCCATTCTGAACTGCACCGATACTAGTCGCACTTGTTGTTCTAACTGCAGCATCTACAGAAGTGTCTGCCGGTGTAAATACCTGAACATTTGGATGAATGAGTTCAAATTGAATGTTCTTACTTGCCTTAACATTTACACCACCCCCAACTTTAGTTTCGTTGAAATATAACTTATGGAAGTCACCAGACCCAGTACGATCGGCAATAAGAACAGTTGATCCATCAACTTGACTTGAAGGATCGATCTTGACATAGAAATTGTCTAAATCTCTTGCAGTGGATACAGAAACTAAAACATCATTAAAGTTATGGGTTTTATTAATTCTAGCCAAAGAAATTCCATTCAATTCGTATTTTGTTACATAAGAATTGATATTGTGCCTAGACTGTAGTGTATTGAATGACCCTCTTGTTATTCCAGTTAACCCAGTATATGCCGCATTGATGCCAGTATATCTAATGATTTCATCATTAATTTTTGCATATCCTGGATTTGTTGATCCAACAGAAATATTTTCAAAAGTTGAGAATGGAACAAGAATGGATGTACTTCCTGTTCCTGCAAGAATAATATCAGTAGTTGATGTATTTGTCATTTCCTCCAACAAAATTGCTGGTTGAGAGTCTGATGCAACATTGGTAATATTAACCAAGTTGTTACTTGCGTGCATTCCATGGCCATAATATAAGACATTCATGTGTAAACCATCCCTTCTATTGTCTGGGAATATTGAAACAGTGTTTGGAGTATTTGATACAAATGTTACTGCAACTCCGACATCATTTACATATTGAATTGTGGAAAGTGTGTTAAATTCTCCCTGAACATCATCAACAAATACAGTATCAGTTGAAGCTAAACTTACTACAGACAATAGTGGAGTTTCATTACCAATTTGTGCAAAATTAGTTGGGTCTATTACCAATCTCTGCCCAACTTGATATCCACTACCACCAGAATAAACAGTTACTACACCAACTGTTCCATCAACAACCCTAATACTACATGTTGCTCCTGTTCCAGTTTCTGAAGTTATTGTTATATTTTCGTAAGAGAATGCTCCGCTAAGAGGGGTTATTCCTACTCCAACATTATCGATAGAAATAGAAGTATTTGAATCAGTTATGGAACCACCAAGACCAATGATATTTCCAGAGAATCCAGTGTTTCCTGGTTGAACTATACTTACACCACTAGATAAGTTTGCTAGTTGATCCGCTGCTATGATGGTAGAAATTCCAATCTTAATTTGACGAGAATTCATAGTGATTGGATTATCTCTCAATCTTCTGATCAAATTATTCTCTTCCGATAGTGGTGGATTGTAGAATCTAACAGTTCCTGTATCTGTTACAAATCTTGCTTTATTGATTACATACTTCAAATCTTCATATTGATTTGCTGTCCAAGTAGAACCATTTTGGGATTTAAAGAGGACACCTGCTGATGGTTGCTGGGAAACAATTATCTGAGCACTTTCATCATTTGCTAAAGTAGATACATCTACCTCACCCATTCTTGCAATAAAGACATTGTATTCATCAGAGTTTGATAGTAATGTAATTCCAAATTCTCTATTTGCTTCAAGGTAAACCGGAGAAACAAAAGTAAATCTTGTTGCAACAGAACCATCTTCTGATGTTACTACTTGATTTGGATCTAGAACTATTTCCCCAAAAGGAACGATCTGTTGAGTTGGATTACCATTTCTAAGTGTTCTTATTTGAAGTGTAATTGGAATAGTCTCGGATTTGGTTTGGAAGTATATGTCA